GGGGCTGTAGGAAAGCCAGTTGGTTACTTTAGTCATTCGGTTTTCTTGGCTCTGGTTTTCCGCTTCTTGGGCTCGATCACCGCAACCACCTCTTCGATGGGCTCGGCCGGGATCGGCTCGGGCATTTTTTCTGAAGGAGGCTGCTCGAGAGCGGCCGCGGCTGGCTCCGGTGCTATCGGTTGCTTCTGAGCGGTCGAGATCTGGGAGACATCGAGGCCGTATTTGACCGCCAGGTCTTGGATGTACCGGGCCTGTTGAGCCTTGGCCTCCAGGGCGGATCGCCAGTCGATGCCTCGGGCACCGTAGATCTCGTCATAGGTCGTAATGCCGGCACCAAGCTCGTTGAGTTGGGCGGCAGAGTTGCGACCGACGTCGACATTCGGAGCCCGGGGCGCCTGGATGGCGACCTCGTACCAGTCGTCGGGGCTGTCCCTGAGAGTCGGATCGGTGCGGATGGCGTATTCCATCACATATTCCCAGATACGTCGAGCGGCCGAGGCCATCACCTGGTGCCGGCTGCGGAACCACACCGATGACATATCGAGTGAGCCCCGATAGACGGTGCCCTGCATCGATTCTGGAAACACCAGGACGTAAGGAATACCGACGCCGGCGCACACCTTTTCGGTGAGGCTGCGCCAGTACTCACGCATATTGACGTTCGGGCGGTCAGCGCTGAACTGCTCGAACTCGTCGCCAGTCTTCATCACCTTGACCGAGGCGCCGAAGATGTTTTCGTAGTAGTTCTGGGCGGTTCCCTGGGAACCAGCAACACCGGATCGCAGGCTGGTGGCCTGCACCTCGCCGGAGCTGGTCTTGATCACCTGCGCCACGCTGGAGGCGAGCTTGCAGGATTCCATCTCGAGCTTCTGGAGATCGTCCAGGTCGTGCAGGTCGTTGATCACACAGGCCACAAAAGGCAGGCCGCGGAGCTGGCCGGCACGCTGGGCCTCGTAGATGTGGATCACCGAGTCGGAAGAAATGGATCGTATGTCGGTGAGCTGTCCCTGCTGCTGCTCCTGGCCGCAATAGAATGAGATGGCCCTACCAGTCTTGGGATCGAACCGGACGCCGTCGAACACATCAGGAAGGCCCTCCTGGCCAGCGGGTGTCGACACTTGCTGCGGCTCAATGAGCTGCAATCGGGGCCGGCCGGTCTCGCCCTTGGTCAGGAGGATAAAGGATTCCCCGTCATAAAACCAGCCACGGGCGGCGAGCGACATCAGGGTGCCGAAAGACTGCCGGGATCCGATGTCAGGGTAGCGGCTCCAGGTGTCCCACCACTTTTTGGCTCGGAGATTCCATTCGGGATTCGAGCTGGCCGGCTGGACCGAGAAGTTGCTGCCGACGGTGTAGTTCTCGAACAGGTCGCCCAGGCGATTCATCACCGCGTTGTTCTGCTCGAAGAATCGGGACTTTCGGACGATCTGCTGCCGGGTAGAGGCAGTCACATCGAACCGCACCGAGGTGTAGCTGGTGTCCAGGAAGGACCGGCGGATCGAGTTGGACGCGCCCTCGTAGCGGTCGACAGGTGCCGACCGGAACTTGCTCAGGATGGTGTCGAGGAATCCCATCAGCTCATGCCTCGATAGCTCGCCTCACGGCGGAAGTTGGAGAAGTCGCCGCCGTAGGATGTCGCAGCAATAAGCACCACGGTCACCATCTTGGTGTAGATCTGGGCGTCGGTGGGCGTAAGGTTGCCGTCCTGCTCGAGGTAATAGACGGCCAGGTCGTAGTCATCGACAAGGCTTTCCCACATCTCGACCATCTCGGATGGTGTGGGGGCTCCCTTGCCCGGCTCCGCAAACTCGACCGACACATCGGAGGATGATGTCGACCGGACAACCTGGCCGGACTCGATCACTGTGGCCGCGGCGATGGACTTAGCGGCCAGGGCAGCCAGAAGCGTCACACCGCCCAGTGTCGCATAGACACTGCGGAGATAGGCCCTCTTGATGGCTACGGTAAACGTGAACACCTCGGGCGGATCTTCACCGATCCCAGGGTGACTTCAATAGGTTAGCTGGCTATTGACTCGCTTGACGTAACCAGATCATTCCAAAGCATCACCATGGCGAGCTGCATGATTTCGCAGTCGTGAAGATGGTCGGGCCACTTTTGGTTCCTCTTAACCCAGACGTGCTTGATGCGGCCGGCTCGATTGGCCTGGGGGCGTAGGACGTGAGAGTCCAGGTGTCGCCAGTACAGGTCGGGCTCGGCGATGTAGGCACCTTCGGCCTGGACGCTGGGCGGATCCTGATGGACGCCCCATTCCCGGTCGATGTCGCCCTTCCTTAGCCTGGAGAGCATATCTCGGAGGTGCTCGGTGTCGAACACCAGGAGGGGCTGCACCACGTCGGTCCTCATCGAGGATGATGTCGACAGGCCGAAAGGGTGCACCGCCCCGGTGGCTGCCGTAAACCGGGCTCCGGTCTCTCGGCCTTTGAGCGGCATCCAGCCGATCACCATGGGCTTGCGGAGGCCGCCCTCGGGAGGGTATCGGAGGCCACAAGGGAACGTGATCGGGTTGGATGTCACCGATGAATAGGAGGCACAGGCGTCGTAAACCGTCTGCGTGTTGAAGCCTGAGTCGATGCCGACATCCATGTCATGGACCTCGAGGGCCACCTGCACCCGTCGGAGGGCTGCGAAGTCGTCGGCATGGCCGGCAGCAATCAGGGTAGAGTTGCCGTCTTTCCACTCGCGGCACACCCACCACAAGAACGGCGCCACAGCCTGGACGTCGGCGGTCAAGTAGCGGCGGCCGCCATCGACGGTCACGGTGGCCGAGGTCTCGGTGCGCTCCTGCTGCACGTCCTGTTGCTCCCAGGGCTCTGCAAGGTTGCCGTTGATGAAGCCTTGGAGGCCGGCCATCGATGCCTTGGCCTCGAGGAATGAGACCGCCAGATAGCCCCAGGTGCACTTACGGTCGGGGCTATAGAGGCTGCTTAGGTGGTAGGACCGCACACCAGGCATGGCGTTGGGATTCTCTGGGCGCCATTGGCCATGTCGGAGGGCTGCCACCTTGTGAGAGTCGGTGATTTTGCCCTGGCAGAGCTGGCAGACGTAATGGGCCGAGGATCGGATCTTACCCAGGTCGTGCTTGCCGTCCTCGGCCTTGGCGTCGTCCCAGGTCACCTGCCGCCATTCCAGCTTAATGTACTCCCGGCAGTGAGGGCAGGGCAGGTAGTAGCGGCGCTGGTCGCCGCGGAGGAAGCGCTGCCAGATTCGTCCTTCGACCACCGTCGGTGTGCTGGTCATAAAGGCCTTGGAGCTTGAGAAGCTCTTGAGGCGCTGCTCGGCCAGGTCGAGGGCGTCGGCCTCCCGGGCGGTTGCCTCGGCGAACTTGTCGACCTCGTCGGCTATCAGCACCCGAACCGGGCGGCTGGCTAGGTTGGCCGGGCTGTTGGATCCTACGAAAGTCAGGGTCGACCTGGTGAAGTTCTGCTCGAGGTTGGTGATTTTGTCGGCCTCGGCCGGGTAGCATTCGAGCATGGCCGGGCTGTCCTCGAGCATGGGCAGCCAGCGGGACTTGGAGAATGACCTGGCCAAGGACTCGGTGGGCATTAGCCACAAGGCCGGGCTCGGCTCGTTGGCGATTAGCCAGGCCAGGCCGGCCATCAGGGTGGTCGTCTTGGATGTCTGCGATCCCCAACAGAGGGTCACCTCGTAGACCGTAGGATCCTTCCAGGCCTCCATGGGCTCCCGGGTATACGGTCGAACCGAGGTCGAGAAGGGCCCTGGATGCTCGGTCTGCCGTTGGGTCAGCCGGAGCGATGTCTCGGCCCAGTCGACCACGGTCTGCATCGGTGTCGGCCGGTAGAGGTTGCGGCGGTAGTCCAGGAGTGAACGCTGGAGGTCGGTCAGGATTTCCATGGGTCGGTGTTGTGTAGTGTTTTGAGCGCCACCTCCTGGACCCACCGGGTCAGCTCGCGCTCGGCGTGCTCGGGGTCGTGCGGTGATATCCGGCCGGAGAGCTGCTTCGGCATAGCCTTGATCAGCGAGGCCACGGCGCCGTCGTGCTCCTGCATCACCCGGCGGACCCAGTCGCCGGAGACCAGGCGCCGTTCCTTCTCGGCCTGGGTGATCACCTCGTCCCTGGCGCTTGTGAGGTTCTTGGCTGCCGCGGCATGGATGGCCACCAGCCGGCCGGCGTCGGCTCGACCACCGCGGAGGGCATCGACGGCCAGGTCATAGGCTGCACGCTCGATTTGTCGCTGCCTCTCGTAAGCGCCTTCTGGCGAGTCAGTAGCGGCTGTTGCGGTGTTGAGAGGGCTCTCTGCTTCTATAGGCCTGTAGGGGCCTTCCTGTTCGATTGCGGTGGGGTCCGGTACATTCTTCTGTTTAGGAATAGACTTGGCTCGCGACCTAACGTGTTGAGATCGCCAGAGGTCGGCCGACTCGGGCGAGTCCATGGGCATCCCCTGAGATATAAGCTGTGCGACCCGCGGCTGGCTTATACCGATGCGGTCGCCGTATTCCTTTTGTGTCATGGTTGTAAGGCGTCCTTGATCTCCTGGGGCATCATCGAGTCAGGCAGGTTGGCCGCAAACTGCAGGGCTCGGAACACGCCGTCCCTTCGGCTGTCGTAGTTGCTTGGCACCAGTGAACCAACGATCTGCTCTGGAGTGGTTCCGCTTTTCATCAGCCGGATAAACCATGCGGTGTTGGCCAGGCCGAACTGGTCTACGAGGAATTGTATTTGGTTAGGCATAAATTATTTGATGACAGCATTACTCGCAGAAATTGATAGGGGTCTCGCGTTCACC